TAAAAGAACCGCTTCAAGTTCAAGTCTTGGCAAATTACGGTCGTTCGACTGTCGATAACCGAAACCCAAAGGTATTGCGGAAACAAAAGCGATTGAACGCCCGCAGCGACGAAGCTTTTGACGTGTTGAAGAATTGTCGAAATGACCGCCCTTCCTTGGTTCAAAGTTCGGTCAAGAAACGACGCTTGCCCCTGTCGCGACGTGTTGAAGAACGCCGTCATAAGTTCGCGCATTGTCCATTTATTCGCCCAAGCTTGGCGAATAAGGTTTTCCGCGCCGACCGAAGCCGACGACGTAAACGCCTTCAAGAACGAAGCCAACGTTGCGCCGTTCGCGGGGATTGGGGCCGCAAGTATCTTTGCCCACAATAGCGCGGGCTGCGACGTGATTGCAGCAACGCCGAACAAGCCTGCGACCTTATGGGTTTGCGTCCATGCGACCAAGAACGCCGAACTTTGGTCGTCGTCAACGGGTTCATTGAACGACGGCGACCAACCGACCGACGCCGCGTAAATCTTGCGTGAAACGGCAATGTCGGCGGTCATGTAGTCTTGAAGCTGCGTTATAAGCTTCGCCGAAAGCGCCGAATAAAACGTTGCTTGCAGCCGACGCAATTGCACCAAAAGAAAGTTCAATTGCGCCCGCGTCATTGACCCGACGTTTTCGTAATTGGTGCGAAGAAACAAACTTTGCATGTCTTGGGCAAGGTTCGCCAAGTCGTAATTGAACGAACCTTCAACCCCCGCTTTGACGTGTTCAATGTAAATTTGGTGACGGGTCGATATGTCGTAAAGTCGCAGGTTGTCGGCAATCGCGTTCATTTACCGCCCCCAATCTTCGGCAAACCGGGCGCTTTGTTCTTCGGCATTTGAACGGGCTTCTTCGGCGGGGCTTTGGGCATGGGGTCGCCGTTGGCGTCAAGCGTCGGGGTCGGGTTCATTGCGTCCATTGCTTCGGCTGCGACCCGCAGGGCGTCGGCTTGGTCGGCTGCAATGGCTTCTTTCGCGGCTTCGTCGTCTTCGGTCGCAACCCCGGCACGGCGCAGAACGCCCCGCATTTCGGTAAACGTGATTGCGCCCTTTTGCCAACTGTCAATTGCCTTCGCTTGTTCTTCGGGCGTCAACTTGGCAATGTCAAAGTCGGTGTTCAATTCAAACTTGATTGTCGCCCCGTCGTCGCCTTCGAACATGGCGCAAATCTTCAACGCCCATTCGTAAGCGGCTTGAATGTTATGGGTCGTCGAAGACAGAATTGACCCTTCGCCCGTCGCTTCAACTTTGGTTTCGAATGCCGTTCGTTGAACCGCCTTTTGTTCAACCAACTTCGCGCCAAGGGCGACCATTTGCCTTTCTTTGGTTTCCATGGCTTCGAAAATCATTGTGTTTTCGGTCGCCTGCAACAGTTCAATCGACGCCCCGACGGGAAGCGGAATGCCGCCCCGCGAACCGAAGTTGATTACGCCCTTCAAAACGTTGTCAAGCCAATCCTGCGTAAGCCCGATAACAACGGGGGTCGGTTGCCCGACAATGTAGCAACTTTCTTCGTAATCCGCCGAATTGCGATAATGGGCAATGTTCAACGAAGCCAAGTCGTAAAAGTTCGGGTTGTCGGGCGAAGGGTCGTTGTTTTCCGACCCGAAGAATTGAAACGGCAATTCGCGCAACGGCTTGCCGTCGGGGCCGCGTGGTTTGATAACCTTGTGTTGTTGAAAGTTCTTGCCCTTCGGAACCCGCGAACCGTCGGCGTTCGTCGGTTGCGGTTCGCGCCAAATTTCTTGAACGTATTCGCCCGCGTCGTCAAGGCGCAGAACGCGGAATTGGGCTGCGGTCTTGATTTCAAAGCCGTCGTCGGCATTGACAAAGGTTTCAAGCAAGACGACCAACGAAAGCTTTTCAATTGCCCCGTCTTCAACGACACGCCAATTGACAACTTCGGTCGGGCCGTAAAGGTTAATCGTTGCCCGAATGGTTCCTTCTTCTTTTTGCGACGCAGTAACAACGCCGTCGGTTTCGGGATAGTCAACGAACAACCCGCCCCGCGAATACGCAAGCGCGGTCGAAAGGGCTTGCTTCGACTGTTGAACCAACGTCACGCCCTTGCCGTCAACGTTGACTTCGACGTTCGCAATCGACGCGGGCAATTCAATTTCGGGGTCAACCATGTAAACTTGACCGACCAACCCGGCAAGGGTTCGGCGCGACACGTTGTAAAAAACCGCCCGTTCAATGTAAGCGTCGTAACGGGCTTTGTTTTCGGCGCTTGTGTCGGCTGCGTTCGGTCGGGGAAGGTATTTGTCGCGGGCCGCTTTAACCGTTGGTTCGCCCGCAATCGCGTCGCGAATTAGGTAATACTGCGGAAACAGCTTCGACAATTCGGGGCGAATGAAGGCAACGTTTGGCATTTGGTCGGGTTCCCTATGTAGGAAGTTTGATTTTCAGCTTGGCGGCTTGGCGATTAGCGCCCTTCAATACACGATAACGAACCATATCGTAAGGGTGGTCTTCGGCTTTCGTGTCAACGTCGTCGGGCTTCTTCGGGTCGCGGGGCAATGTGGGCAAAATGCTAATGGTTGCCCTGCAACAATCCATGACGTAAAACCCCGGCCCTTCGCCTGTCGTTGAAGCTTCAAGGCGGTCGCGCAACAGTTGCAAGCCCACAATACGCGAACCGGGCGACTTGTCGCTTTCAGTCCAGTGAATTCCCTGTTTCTGCATAAGCTTTTCGGTCGTGTCAAGTTCGGCGTCAATGACCTGTCGAATACGATTGTCGGCGGGGCCGGGGCGCGGTTGCTGCATAATCCAGCCGTTCGCCATTAGCGAAATTTCACGTTCTTTAATACCTTCGGCAATGTTTCGCGCCGACATTTTCAAGCCCTTGTTCGTTCCCAATTCTTCGGTTCCATACCATTCGAAGAACTGGACAAGCGAACCCGGCTGCGGGCAAAATTCGCGCCAATCGCCCGACACGGGGTCGAACACAAGCGCGGCTTCGCCGTTGGCTTCGGCGAACCAACCGACGCTAAAGGGGTGCGACGAACCGTCGTCGTAAGTTCGGTCAATCGCCCAAGTCGGCGGAATGACAAAGCGCGGCACAACATGCGACGCAGGTTCCCAAACGTCGTCAAGCGCCCCGCCTGCGACAATATCCCAAGAACCCGTAAGCCAAGCCTTCTTTCGGTTCTTGTCTTTTTCCTGCGACAGTGTTGCGATATATTCCGCAGTCAAATAAATGTTTTCGATATACGACCCGAAGATTGCGACTTGCGTTTTCGTGACAGTTCGCTTCGCTTTGGTTTGCGGGTCAAGAACTTCGATTTCGGTTTTGACGACCTTGCCATAAGGCGCGGGGTCAATGAAGCGGCGCTTAACCCAATTATGACCGGGGCCGTAAGGGTTCGTCGTGCTGAATACCTGCAACGGAATTGGGGGCAAATGCGCTTCAATCACGTCGGGGTGTTTTTGCGATACGATTACCGCTTTGCCCGTTTCGTGATAGGTTCGCCCGTCAATAAAAATCGGGTAATCTTCGGGCCGAAACGACGTTCGATTTGTTGACATAAACATATCGTAAAGGTCGGCGGTCGGGTATTTCGTTAATTCGTTCCAACCGATAAAGGGGTATTCATGCCCGTGATAATCCCAATAATCACGTTCGTCTAATGCCGACCGAAACAACAGTTCTTCGCCTGTCGGCCAAACCCATTTTAACGCCGACGTTGACGCTTGAAACTTTGCGCCGTCGTTAAATTCGGGAAACCAACGACGCGATTTTAGTATAAGGTCGTCAAGGTTTTTGTATTCGCGGTCAAGGATAATTCCGCGCCAAAATTTCCCATAACCAACGCCGACGTTCTTGCGAAACTTCATAATCTGGCAATCGGTTTTGCCGGGGCCGCGTGTTCCCGTGTAAATGGTATGGTCGCAGGTCGAAAGAAACGCCATTTCTTGCGACGTTCCTGCGATTGGCGACCATACGGGTTTAATGCTTTGTTGAAACGTCATTTGCCGACATTTCGATTAGTTCGCCTTGAAGCTGCGTTTGTTGACGATAAACCTTCATTGCAAAGTCGTCGGGGCTTGCGATAGTAACCGACACGCCGATAAAGCCCTTCGGCTTCGAAGCGTCGTCGGCGTCAACTGCGGGCTTTTCGTCAATGCCGTAAACCTTCGCCAAGCGGTCGGCGGCTGCAATGCGGTCTTTCGGGTCGGCGAACTTGCTTTTCATTACGTCGCGCATTTCGGCAACGATTTCGGCTTTGACTTGTTCTTTGGTCGGCAAGCCGACAACCAACGCTTCGGTTTTCACTTCGTCAATCAACGCGATAACTTCGGGGTCGTTAATCCAGTTCCCCGCGTTGACGTTCGCGACCCAAAGCCCGATTGCAAGGGCGTTGTTATGTTCGCCCCAAAGCGAAAGCGCCGCCCGTGCCGCCCGGTCTTCGACGGTCAAGAAATTGCCGCCTGCGACCGAAACGAAAGCCGCAGCGAAGTCGCGCTTCGCTGCGGCAATGTCTTCGGTTCCGAACGGGGTTTGCATTGGTTCGCCTGTATCTTGTGTCAATCCCCAAGATATAGGTTACGCCGTCGCGGTTGTCACTAGGCTAATCGCCCGCAGCCGACCGACAAAGCGCCAAAAGAAACAAGCAACTGCCCACAACATAGGCGACGCCCAAAGCGACGAACACGGCGGTCATTTGGTCGCCAACGCTTTAACGGCTGCGGTCGCTGCGGCTGCGGCAATCGCTTCGCTTGCGGCTTTGTCTTTGGCGGCTGCGTATGACTTGACAAGCCCCAAGACGTAACCCGCGACGGCAACGCCGACGCCGATAATCGCCTGTTGTATTTGGTCGGCGGTCAAGCCCGAACTTTCGAAGACAAGTTTGCCGACAGGGTGCGACATTGCGACGGCGATAAGCCAAACCCCAAACGCGGTAAGACCATGGCGCAGCGAAGTCAAAATGAACGGCAACAGAACGTCAATGATTTTCGACACGGCTTCGTTCCTTTCGGTTAAACGACAAGTTGATAATGCGGGCCGTCGGGGAAGTCGGGGCCAACGTGCCGTTTGTTGTAAGCTTGCCCTTCGGCTGCAAGGGCTGCGGGCAACAACTTCGGGTCGTTGACGGTCGGGGCAAGGTCGTTCAACCGCCTATCCCATACGACGCCCCAAATAATCGGGGTATTCAGTTCAACGGCTGCAAGCTTCATACAAGCCGCAATTTCGAAAATTTGGGGCCAATACCAACGCGGCTTTCCCATAATCCAAGGAACCAAATCGTAAGCCAAACCTTCAAGATGCTTCGACTTCATTGTTTTCGAAGCGCCCGTTCTGACATATTCCTTTTGTTCGGCGACAGTTCGCCCCCCGTCGTAAATCGTCCAATCGGTGAAACCCAATTGAAAAGACTTGACAAGCGCCAAGTCGGCGACGGCGGTAAGGCGCGGATTAACGCCGACCTTTTCTTTCGTGCTTGCTTCGCCGTAAACGTAAGTCATTTTCCGAAAACCCCCGTTTTGATTGCGACAAATGCCGCCATGATTGCGCCAAGCCCAAGCGTCAACTTGACCGACCAACTTATTGCCCATTGGCCCTTATCGGCGAAGTCAACGACGGTCGAAATTCTTTCAATCATTGGCGGTTGTCCGCCATGACCGCGCTTGAACAACGCCCCGTGTATTTCGGAAATCATTTGTTCAAGTTCAATCAATTTACGTTTTTCTTCTTCATTCATTGCCCTAGCCCGACCTTGCCCGATTTGGGCGAAGATAGCGCAAGACAGGGGCAGGGGCAACCCTTACAACCCCGAATTGAAAACGCCCCGCCCGGTTAGGGGCAGGGCGCGACAGGGCGTCGGCGGGCGCTTGTGGGCTATGGCTGCGCCCTGTCTAGGCTGCGGGGGCAAACCGCAACGAAAGCCCCCGCGCCGTTGGTTATGCCGTGCGAACGACCCAAGCGCCCGCTTCGGGGGCCGTCACCGACCGCAGTTCGAACACGCGGGTTCGGGTCATTTTTTGACGGGTTTCGTCGGCTTCGGAAACGACGACGAACTTGCCTTCGACCTTCACGCGCTTGCCTTCGGCGTCAACCTGATAGGTCTTGACCTTGACGGTTTCCATTTCGGGCGAACCGTCGGCATTGACGGCGGGAACCGCGTAACGCGCAACGGCGCTGGAAACGGTCGAAGCCATGGATTTCGCCGGGTCTTCGCGGTCGGCGGTCTTCGGAATGAAGAAGCCTTGACCAACTTGCAGGTCGGCGAAGGGGTAAGTTTCGGCGGAACGACCGCGCTTCGCTTTCGGGGCCGACAGGATTTCGGCGGGAACCGCCATGATTGCGAAGCTTTTGTTCGCGGTCGGCGCGGTCGGGGCTGCGGTCGTGTTGGCGTCCATTTTGGCAATTCCTTCAAGGGTTGCGCGAACGGCGATGTTGCCGCTTGCGTCGTTGACTTCGGGGTTGATTTCGACAAGGCCAGCTTCGTTCAACGGTTTGGCAATGTCAAGCGGGGCAAACGTGCCGTTCGGCCCTGCGGCGACGATAACCGCCAAAGCGGCAAGGTCAAGGGCGATAACGGCTGCGGCTGCGCCGCGCTTGGTCGGGGTCTTGGTCATGGCGTGATTTCCTTTTGCGGTTCGGTTTTGGTTTCGGTAAGCCCTAGATAATGGGCGGTTAGGTCTTCGTCAACAACAATCGGCGAATTTCGCCAACTATCTTTTCGGGTCTTTGCCCACAATAGGCGGGGCTTTGTTCGCCTTAACGAAAGCTTCGACGCCTTCGCGGGCGATAAGCTGCGCCGACAAGCCTGCGGTTTGCATCGCCTGCAAGGCGGTAATCAGGGGTTGCACGACGGGGCCGTTCGCTTGGCCCGACGTAACAAGCTTGTCGAATTCGTCAATCAACGATTGGGCGACCCGATAGTTCCCTGAAATGTTTTGGTAAAGGATAGGCGCAGCCGCCAACAACGTTTGAAAGTCGGTCGATATGCCTGCGAAGGCTGCGACAAGCTGCGGCTTCGTTTCGCCCCTGATAACCGCCGAAAGCCCGACGGGGTTGCCTTCATGGTCGCGAAGTTCGAAGAACAAAGCGCCTTGTATTTGGTCGTCGGTCAACGGCATGTTACGACCCGCACCAAAATTTGATTTGCGCCGCGTCTTTGACCTTGGCGCTGTGGTAAGCTTGGCACAATTCGGCGACTTTCGTATTGTGCCAAAGTTCGGGGTTGTCGCGTTCCATGTCGTAAGGTTTCGACGTTTGGGCTTGGGCTATCGCATAAACAGCGACGCCAACGAAAGCCCCTATCGCTGCAATCATAACGGTTTTCACTTCGTTTCCTTTCCTTAGTCGTCGTAATCGGGTTCGCGGTCGTCGTCGGGTTCTTCGCCTGCGAATTCGTTGCAGGCTTCAAGAATTCGTTCTTCGTCGGCTGCGGTCAACCGTTTCATAATCCAATCGGTGTTTTTCTTCGCCTTGCCGTTAATGCCGACAATCGACCATTCGTCAACATACGACGACATAATACCAACGTCGGGTTCGGCGGGGGCGACCGAAAACGAAATGTCAACCGACAAGCCGCCCAACACTGTTGCGCTTGTTTCGAACATGGTCAAACCCCCTTCCCATAAACTTCGTCGCCATAAACTGCGCCAATCGTCGGCTTCAACGTGCCGTCGGCATTGACGCGGAAAATTTCGCATTGCTTCGCGTCACGCTTCAACCAATCGCCTTGAATGTTCAAAGCGTGGTCGCTGTCGTCGGCTGCAAGTTCAATTTCAACACCTTTCGACGTGACGATTTGAACGGTCAAGTCG